TAATCTGAATGCTTGCGACATTACTTCCTGCAGGGAATTGAACGTGACCTGAGATAAAGTAAAGTCCCACTGTTTGACAAGTTAGCCGCCCTGTGTTGGTAGTGGTACTGTGGATAGTGTCCGTATCCCAGCGCTCCGAATTGAACGTCAGAGCGGTAGCGACATTATGGGGTATGCTAATATTCGCATNGTTATACACCCGTGCGGNGGGGATGATAAGCGGATTCGCATCAACCAGGGCTAATGTGTTATCCCTTACATACGTGTTCATTTCGCTGGCGGTCAATATGGCCCCTGCCGCCCATGTTTTAGGTATTGTGTAAGTCATTGTGTGCTCTCCTGATAATATTGGCCGACCAGCATCAGCGGTAGGCCCTCTTTGTACTCGATTAGCAGCGCCACCGTCGACAGGGCAAAGTTGTTGTACTCCAGCATGGCGCCGATAGTCGTCAGTCGGGTATAAGCGTCGTAGTACTCCACCTGCACGGCCACGGTTGAGATCAACGGCGATTCTGTGCTGCTCATTTTATGATCACTCCTGCCTGCAGGTTATCAAAGTCTATCGACGACCACTGCTCCCCAACGTCATTCATGGTGTGATATGCACTGATCACCGGCTGATAGGACGTACCGAGTATGGTGGCGGGGCCTTCGGTATCCATCGTGCCCCGCAACAGGATCGCCACCGGGTGATCCGTGGTCGGGCTTTTCGCCCGCGCCTCCGCCCACACACGAGCGATAATAGCGTTATCAGGCAGTGATGGCGTCTCCAGCGTGTACAGGTCATACTCGTTCGCCGGTTCGGTAGATGGGTAAACATAGGTTGCGTTCCCATCTGATGGTATTTCGTCCACAAAAGTGTAGTTCGGGTCCGTGCTTCCCGCGCTGTTCATAAAGTCGATATGATCCCCGTCCCCATTAGGGCGGATCAGGATTACCCTCCCATCCCCGCACCACGAGTTATCCACATCCCCCGTCGTGTCGTTGATGGCAATGTCGTCATAGTAGATGTATGTTGTAGAGCCTATGCCAGGATTTCCAAATCTAATATTATCGAAAGTGGTTTCAGCGCCGGGTTTTGTGTTCCCATTGAATGTCACCTCGGGAATACCATTTAGTTTTACCGTTACCTCACCTTCGGTATCATCAATTTTCACATAAACCTCAACAAGATACCATCTGTATGCCGCGGGCACGGTGTTTCCGCTGGCAACCAAAGTTCCTCCGATGTAAATGCGCAAGGGGTCTAAATTGGCAGTCTGCCTTATTTCAATAAGTTGAGTTCCTCCGTTCCAAAAGCTTATACCAATCTGGCCATAATGGCCTACTGTAGCTATTGCTCTATATGCACCCGTTCTGACATAGCCAGATGATATGCCGGTGATGTTTTTTCTCATATATCCACCACCACCTGTAACTCGCATGGCGTAGTTCCCGGTTCTTTTTACCGCTGTGCTGACTATCGCATTTACATTGACATCGGTATTAAGCAAGTCCCCCATCTCAAAACCTTCAGTAAATATTCTCGCCATTCTAACCTCCTAAAAGCCCAGCTCGTTCGTGTCAAGCAGGCCATTCGTTGCGCTGTCCAGGATAAACACGTTCTCGCTCTGATCCTGCAGCATCGGGTTCAATTTGATCGTTGTGATAATCTCTTGCATGCTCGCACCGCTTCGGTGGCTGACCTTGTTTACGAAGTAGGTCTCATCCACGCCCAGCGTGTCCAATTTCAGGCGTACCCGTTCCTCAAGATCAATTGCACAGCCCTTATCCGGGCGATTGTAAATCGTGATCGCCGGGAACATCTTGGGCTCGCTCAAGTAAGCCAATAATATGTCAGCATAGTCTTTCGCCGTGTTAGGGTTCGTCAGCCAGGGGTAATCAAAAACGAACGCCGCTGGCACCGTTTCGCTGGCCATTTCCTCACGCACCACCGTTTCATCCGGCATATATATCGGCGTGCCCTTCAGCACCAGCTCGGTCAGCCTTCCACCACCCGGTCGCTCAATCTTGATCACGGCCTCGCGCGAATAGTTCAATAACGTGAAATTGCTGCTATTGAATATCCCTGACGGGGCGAAGCTGTCAATATACACATTCTTGCCCACCACCCTCTGACCGTTGTAGGTGTAGGGTGCTCGCAGCGTGATGCTTTTATTCGGCGGCACGTTCACGGCTTCGCGTAACGTCCACAGCGTTTCGTTTGTCAATCCAACCATTTGCGGGTAGGCGTAGACATCCACGATATACCTTGTATAGTCCCATGGCATAGGGATATAGATATTTTTACCCAGCACATCCTCATCAAGCGTGTGCTCAATTGCGTCGGAGTTGTTTCGTCCCCTGAAGCGGGCCGCGCCATTGGCGTCCACACAGAAGCGGCCCATGTCCGCCGTTGCCAGGTCGTGAATCTCAAGCAGGGCGTTTTTCCCTGTTGACCAGTAGTGGTCAAGGGTGTTGATCCCCGTTTCGACGATCCGCCCAAACGGATATTTCAATCGATCCAGGATGGTATTAATGGCGGTGTCAACACCTTCGCTTTCGATGATGGGTATTTCCGGGATTCGGTCACGCAGCCACCCGGCGGCGTCTTTAGCCGTGATCGTGGCGATATCGTGGTAAGACGATATCTGTATGTCCTCGATAAATCCGGTAAACAGTGCATAGTAGACGCCCTTGTGGCTGCAGCCCAGATTCAGCCGCTTACCGGGTTCGATCAAGCCATACAATTCACCGCCCGCGTTCCACGGATCATAGCGGCCGCCGGTGTTGTCTACCGTCAGTATCAACCGTCCGGGTTGCGGCTGTTCAAAGCCCCGGCCCGGCGATCCAATCGTGCGATCACGCCCTCGGTCAAGCACGTACTTCTGCAAACGATCCGATTCGTCCACCCACGACGATTCTAACTGGTCTCCGATCCAGTCGACCTCCAAGAAATACCGCATCCGTTCGGAGTATTCTACTGTCTCGTAATAGTTTATGATCAGCGCAGGTTTGTAATCCGGGTTCGTTGCCCTGGCGGTGTAAAAGTAGATATATTCAGGGGCCACAGGCGCGTCCGTGCTGCCGTCGCGGTTCGAACGCAAACTGAAATATGTATCGGTGGTTGGGTTTATATATCTCGTATCAAGGAACGTGCTATACATCGGTACGTTGGGTTCATGTCGATTCTCGCCGAAAATCCTGAAGTGCGCGTCTTGTATGCCAGCCAAACTGCCGTCGTAGGCATCATCCCGGTTCCCGGCCTCAATCGGGTCGTAGGCGCTCCAATCTTGTTTGACAACATAAACCAGGTAATCAAAGCCAGACTCGACGCTGTAAGGCGTCAGCCGCATCTGTGCGTTGATAATCGTGGCATCCTCCGGGATAATGCTGGTGTCGAAGCGTAAGAAAGACCGGAACACCCGGTACTTATCATAGTCCTTCAGGTATTCAGGCGGGTAGAACACCTGGTGGTGTGACGTGGCTGTGCTATAGGCGGTTTCGTAATCCGCCGATGCTCCGCTCACCGTCCAGCTATCCGGTGAGGCATAAATCGTGACCGTCTTCACCGCAGCGCCTCCCTCACGCCCCTGCTGATATACGGTTCAAGCTCCCGCTCCACCCAAGCGGTGTCAGCAAAATTAAACGGCGTGTTGATGGTCACGTTCACTATAGGCGGCCCGCCCCCGCCCTCCCTCAAGGCTTGCACCGCTTGCGTATTGCTCACGATGCGGCCAGACACAGCGGGGATAAACGGCTCTGGCCCCATCTCGCCCACCCAGTGCACAGGTAAGCCAGCGGCGGCGTGGATTTCACCACCGGCGGCGTCCCTGACACGGGTTTCGTCAACATAGTGTCCCCCCGGTCCCGTCCACGTACCGCCCTGCGCCTCATACCAGGTCTGGATAACATCAATCCTGATTTCGCTGGGCAAGCCGCTCAGTAAGTCGCTGATGTTCTGCACCTGACCGCCCCATTCGCCAAATAACTCAATTAAAGGCGATAGCGCCTCTGGATATTCATTTGCCAGGCGGGTCGCTGTTTCAAGCGCGGCATTATAACGTTCTTTCCCGATTGCCTCATCTACCCATAATTCAGTCAAGCGCAGATTCACTTCCTCCAGCAACAGGTCGGCAGCGGTTTTGTTTTCGGTGGCTTCAGCCAGGTCGTCCAGCAAGCGTTTTTGTTCTTCGGCCTCGACACCCAACTCCTCAAGTGCTTTTCTGGCAATATCAGACGCCCCACTATACTCAATCGCCCTGATGGCGGCACGCTGCATGGCCCGCTCGTGCTCGTCAATGGCCTCAGCAACTTCTTCGGTGTCAACCGCCAACCTACTGGCCGCTTCGGCTGCGTATTCCTGCGATTCACTGTACGGATCAGTCATTCGCCGGGCAAATTCAGCGGCTTCACCGGCGGACACCAAGTTCACCCTGTAATATCCTGAGGTATTCAAGGGCTGCCTCGGCAGCCCCTTCTTACGTCAAAACTAAAAAGAAGGTACTTGCCCTGCCACAACCCCTTTATATCTTCGGCTGTATAACCCAAATTAAGCAATTGCTGTTCCATTTCCTCAATTGCTCTATTGGCATTAATCACCGTTAATTCATCAGCTAATGTCTTAATAAGTGGCAGGGCGGTATTTGCAAAATCACCCTTGATGGAATTGCTCAGGTTCTTTATCCCGGCGTCAAGACGCTCCCACTCGGTTGCGCTATCCCCGACTAATCCCCCCTGCTCTTCAAGTAAGGGAAGTGTATCCTCGATAACGGCATTCATGCGGGCCTGCATCTTTTCGGCTTCGGTCAGTTCGTCGGCGGATTTGCCAACAGACTCGGCGTATTTATCATAGGCGTCTTTGGCGTCCAGCATGATGCCCTGGTTGCGCAAGGTCATGGTGTGTCCGCTGGCAATGGCGTTGGTGATGCGGGTAAAAGCTTCCTCGGTTGTTTGCCCTAATGCCCTGGCTCGGAACGCTGCCACTTCCCATAATAGCGCCATATCATCTGCATCAGCGCTGATCCCCAGCATCATGGCACGGGCACTGGCTTGCATAATGTCAAAGTCGGATACCGTCCCAAGCGTGGCCTGGTTCACGGCAGAGATAATGGCGTCCATATCGCCGCCCATTGATTCGGCAAGGTTGCTTGATGTTTCCATCAGGCGCTCAATGGCAGCGCCTTCTCTAACAAACTCAATGGATTGCTTAAGTAGCTCAATTGCCTGGCGAGCAATCTGAATACCCTGGTTGATGCCGATAAGCGCCTATTTCCCAATCGACGCCCATACCCTTGCCAGATTCGCCGGCCTTACCGGCCGCCCCCTTCATTTCCTCAAGGGACTTGTTAACCTTGCCAAGCTCTTTTGAGGCGGCATCCTCACCCACAACTCTAATTTTTACATCAGCCATCTTTTTTACTCGCCTTTGTCTTTGCCTGCATCCATTCCATCAGGTAGCCCCACCACTCAGCGGTGCAATTTTCCACCAGTTCCCAGGGGGCGATGTGGTAGGTTTCAGCGATGTGTAGCACCGTTCCCCAAACCGGCAGTCGTGCTGGTATACCCTTGAAATACAGGTTCAGCTCGTCTCGCTCGGTTCGGGTGACGTAGGGTTTGGCGGCTTGTTGATCAACCCTAACAGATCGCGGTATTGCTCAAGTGTGGCATCCAGCAGGGCCTCGCGTGCCTCGGCCCGGTCTACGGGTTCACTGATAAAGCCCAGCAGGAAGGTGATTAACTCCTCATAGGCATCGCTTGAAAGGTCGCCGGCTTTCAGCATCTCATTAAAGCGGTTGGCCGCCATCACGCGCCGCAAGTAACCGGGCGTCTTTTCGTTGGGTAATTCAAATACTAATTCAGTCATTAGGGTAAGCTCGCCAGACTATTACCAACAATCGCCGTGAAGAAGGCGGCGGCCGTTGCGTTGTAGCGTGCCCGGAAGTTGCCCGTCACGATGTCATTGCCGTCCCGCTCACCAATTTTCTCGAAGTTATCCCATTTTCCGACCATCTGTAGTTTCAAGTACTTTGCGGCCGTTGACCCGTCGAATTGCAGGGCAATCGAACGGGCTGTACCAGTTCTCCAGGCGGCGATCTCTGCCACACTGGTGGCGTCGTGTTCAAAGGTGATGCTCATGGTCACCTCTGGTATGGTCTGTTTGACGAATGAGAAATACAGCGCACCATCAGCGGTATAAACTGGCGTCCAACCCGTATTACAAGCCAAGTTCATACTCAAAAGCGTGTTGCTTTTCTGTGAGGTGGCCGGGTAAGTAGAAACAGGGTCAACGTACAATTTGCCTTTACTGAACAGGATTTCCTCAACCGTAGGGATTGATAGCCCGCTGGTGAAGGCATTGTCTGTTGTCGGTGCAACCTGTCGCCCTACGACCTCGGCATTCATCATCAAGGCTTGTCCGGTCTCGCCGCTCAGGTTGAATGAGCGCACGAAGCCATAAGCGAACTCCTCTACCTGCTGGTTATCGCCACCCTCCCAGGTGTAGGTTGCCAGATCGGTGCTGGTGTTGATGTCGGTGGATGCAATCGGCATGGTATAGGTATAAACGCCGTCCGTTGTGGGTGCGACGTTCTCGATGCCCATTTCAAACAGATAAGGCAACTGCTCAAAAGTTGCCTCGGTGTTCTCAAGGCTCAAAAGCGCCTCCACCCTGGGGATGTAACTGCGATCCGTACCGGGCAGGATACCGATATCCTCTTGCGGGAATACGGTTTCCAGGTTATCCTGGATAGTCCCGATACCCCGCCAAATACTGGTAGCAGGAACCGCCGTGCCTGCGGTGGTTTCCTTGCCCATTTGTAACTTGCGTAATGCTTTTATTCCTGGCATTTTCTAATCCTCCTCAAATTCAGCCTCAAAAGGCTCTGGTTTTGGTTTTGTATCCTTAGCCTTTTTTGGCTTCGGTTGCTCAACTTCTGCGTATAACCCCAGCGATAAGAGGAACTCACGGCCGAAGCGCCTTACCTCCTCCGCTGTCAGGTCACGCGCCGGGATACCTGTATAAAACCCGCTGCCCGGCTTGTACCTCATCTCAATTCCTGCCATAGTTCCTCCAGTTCTGGGTCTAACTTGTTACCAATATGTCTTGTGTAGCGCTCAAACGTTGTCAGGCGCAACAGCCCGGCCTGGTCAATCGCTTGCTCAAAGGGACGCTCGTCTGCCATTGTCTCTTTGGTGTAGGATAGTAATGGCGCAATCACGCCCGCCAATCCCATCCACTGGCAATGATGCCCGGTGGCATAAGCCGGAACGCCCCTAAATACCAATTTAATCTCCTTGTCATTGTGCGTTGTCCTGACTTGATAATCCCAATCGCGCCCAATGGATGTGCAAAAGTCTTTGTCCTCTTGCTCGCTGATAAAGCGCCCGACCTCGATGCTGGATGCCACGCGCTTGCCCCATTCAACGGTAGAGCGGTTATGAAATCGAAACTGGGTTCGCACAGGCCAGCCGCTAACAGTACCAACGTTAGGATAAGTCGTTAATATTTTCATGTGCGCTATTAGCCAATCCGGATAGTAGAACATATCATCATCAGCAACACCCATAATCGTTTCGGGTGGCAGCATCCGCACAATTGAAGCCCGTGCAATTGACTTGCCCATGTTCGGCGCTTGCACCAGGTAATCCGGCTGGTAGGAGCGCTTCAGCCAGTATAGCAGCTTGTCACATGACCCGTTATCCCACACCATCACTTGGTAGCCGTCCATGCCAGCGTTTGCCCGCAGGCTCTCCAGGCTGGCCTTAATGACGTTCAACCTGTCCTCGTGATAACCCTCCAGGTTTGGCAGGTGCGTGATCACCGATACCACTATCGGGGCGTAGCCGTTCACGGGCTTGCCCCTGTTTGGGTTCTGCCCCGTTCTCATGCTATCCTCCTCACAACGCACGTCACGCCAGCCCGCAAGTGCAGCATCCAGTCTGGATCGGCAATCGCCGCCTCGCACGCCCTGGTCACATCCGGGAACCTTGGCTCGTCGTTATCGAATACCACGTAACCCGTGACCATATCTTTGACGCTCAACCAGTCGCGCAGGGGGCCGTCACCCCAGTGGTCGCCGTCAATATAGCAGACGGCAAACTCACCGCTAACGGGCATCGGATAGCTTTTCTCTGTGATGATCTCAACGTTATCCAGATCAAAGCGTCTGATGTTTTCCTGAACAGTTGCCAGGCTAATCGGCACCCTGATCTTAATATCCATATCATCAGGTGCGTTGCGCCGATCTTTATAGTAGCCGGTCAACGGATCAATGCCGATACAACGCCCTTTATGACCTAACGCCTGTTTTAGCATCGCAACCGCGCACAACGAACCGCCGTGCATCACGCCAATCTCAAGGTAATCGCCGTCGCCAGCGGCGTGAACCGCCTCTAGCAAATAATCAACGTTGCGCTTCTCATAAGCCAGGCGGCCGGTTATCTCTTTGCGCACCCGTGCGATAATTTTACCAATCATGCCAGTCTCCCCTCGCAAACACCTCCAAGTGCGTGCCCGGCGTGATGTTGATGATTTCACGCCCCGCATCCTCATAAGCCTTTTTAGCCAGCTTATAAGCACGCGTGGTCTTACTCAAGTCTGGCCGCCAGTAGGTCACGTCGTCATCATAATAGTCCGGCGTGAAATGTGCACTTTCCTTGCCCGTCTGGTGCGTAGCTGGCTCTCCATCATAGCCGTAATAATGGTCAACGCCGATCAGCAGCGCGCGCTCAAAGCCATAAAAGTAGGCCAGCTGCAAGAGTACAAAGGTCACGGTATTGCCATCGTGCACCCACGTCAGCGGCTCGTAGGAGAATTCACGACGACCAGCCTGGTTGAACAGGGGTTTTGAGCCTGGTACTTTAGTCGCAAACCGCCAGTGGATAAACTTCTCCTTGCACTCCAGCGCCCTGATGTCATCTAGGTAGCGACCCAGCCATAGTGGGTCACAAAAGGCGTAATAATCCGGCGTGTATTTCAGATAGACCCGGTTGGACCCGAAAGTCGGATACTTTGCCAGAAATTCATTCGGCACGCCGGCCAGCGACGGCCCGTTACCGATAATCAGGCAGGTTTTCAAGCTCCGCCTCCATGACTCGAATATCCTCATTCATGTCGGGCGTCAAATCCATCTCGATTGCCTCATCAACGCCCTGCGCACCCAACATCTTGTCATATGTTTGTATAAGCAGCATGTTCTCTTGAAAGACACCACTACCAACGCCCGTCAGGGTGCACGCCTTGATATAATCGGCCAGTTTCTTGGAGAACTCGCCGGCAAGATGGGTACGCATCTCCTGGTTGGCATTAGTGTGTAACTTCTTGCGTGCCCGTTGCAAGCGATCCGCCCTCACGTGCGCATTGCGGAATTGCTCATCGCGCTCTTCGGCCCCGGCCCGCGCCCTGCCCTCCAGTTCCTGTCTGCCGATCAAATAAGTGCCGCTTTCCTCTTGCATGATTTTGCACCGCTCAAGATAGTACTCATTGATCTGTAAGGCCCCGTCCATCACGCCATAGTCGTGCACCGATTGAGCAACTGCAACAATTAGGTTATCTAACTGCGACTGATCGGTCTTGTAATCCTTGATAAAAGCCTTCAGTAGCCGGGCGACCTGTTCGGCTTGTTTATCGTGCTCATCTTGTATTTTATCACGTTGCTCACGCAGCACTTCGGCGCGCTGTTCATAGTGGCTCATATCAATGCGCACATCACCCTCATAGCCATATAGCGGAGCAGACCAGAACGTCGGTGACATGTGCTCGACCTCAATACCGCGCCCAACGGCAATGCCGATCCAGAAGGCCATCCCTTGCCTCTGGTGCCCGTATTCTGTACCGGTTTCCATCTCTGCCCCGTATATCTCAATGCGCTCATAACCGCGCACAATCGCCAGGGCAATGGCATAAGCTACAGAAGATGTCAGGTAACTGAAGCCAGGTGCAAGCGCCAGCACATCCTCGATAGGATAGCGCTCACTGGTAGGCACGTCCTCAAAACGCTCTTGCATAATAACGGGGATGTCGGTTGATTGCAACCACTCGTAATGATTGGGGTCGTTGTGATTGATCTTTGATCGAAATATCACCGGCTTGTGTAACTGAAATACAGCATCGGCACGCTTGCACCAATCTTGACTTATGGCCTCATTGAACACCCAGATGTCACAGTCGGTACGCGCAAAATCAAAGTCGCCGCGTGTCCTGGGGTGCGATCCTATAATTGCAACGGTCTTCATAAGCTCCTCATCATGTAATCGGGCTTTCACGGAATTTCAGCGGCACCCGGAAAAACACCGCTTGCGTCACCACCTGATCCCATTGTGCGGGTGTAACGGTAAATGTCACGGGAAACACGATTGTGTCAACAGTAGCGCCCAAAGTCGGGTCGCCTGCCAGCCGTTTGAGGAACTCTGGAATTATCAAATCAATGGCGGTATAAGCGCCTTTCATAGTCGTGCGGTTCACATGAAAATCCACACCAACAGTCAACAGCAAGCGTGCGGTGGTGGCCTCGTCTGCTTGCCCTGATCCCTCAACGATATGTGCAATCGCCAGGGGCAGCACAGCAGCATCCTCAACAGGATATGACGGGGCGGCCCTCACGGTCACGGTAGACAAAGCCAGGGCGTGTGTTTGAAGCTTTAATACAGCATCGTCGATTATGCTCATCACATCACCGTATTCCCGATCTTGTAGGATATCATTAATCTCGCAACATCAGGGTCAAGCTCCTGCGTGTAAAGCATTTCGCCCAGCGCCGCCGATGCGCTTGCGTCCTGGTAGCCCTGCTTGGCCCGCATAAACCACCTTAACGCCTGGATTTTACACGCCTGCTTAATCGGCTCAGGCGGCTCGGCAGAATAACCAAACACGCCCGTCACCCTCACGCTCTTGCGCGCCCGATGGAAGACGCCTTTGTTACCGGCGATGTTATCTACAATCAACCGTTCAATGGGTTTGCCAACACTGTTATAGTTATAAGGCCATACATAGAAGTCAGTGTCCAGTGTCCAGGTGGTGTAATCGCTGGCCGCCCTGCCGCCGCTCTCAGCAACAGCCACGCTGGTCAACGTCACGAGCGGGTCGATCCATTGTTCAGCTTCGCCTGACCCGTCAAAATAGCGGGTGGCACTGGCGGTAGCATAGAAGTAATCCGGCCAACCGCCCACCTCGCGGTCGATCAGCCGTGAGGCGTTAGTGACCATTTCGGCCAGCACTTGATCGTACTCAGTGCTGGTATACAAAGCGCTATCAGGCATGTCTGCCCTGACCTGCGCCACTGTCGTGTAATCAGCCATAATGCCTCCGGTAATAAGAAGGGGGTGAGGGTTAGCTCACCCCCTAATATAGTGGATGGTTACGAACTGGTCAGATTAGCATTCTGCGGATAGCGTGGCTCAAGGATGGCCACCGCCCCAAAAGCGGGGTTGGCGGCCAGGCCGGAGCCGTCAATCAACAGGTGCGCATATTCTGCATCCGGATCAAGCGCGTGCAGCGATGCCGGGTCAACGTCAATCAGAAGCGCAGCGTTAGCCGATGCCTCCGGGATGGTGTAACCTGCTGCCGCTGTGGCTGCGGTGATAGCGCCCCAAGCGTCCGTCCCTACCGCCGATGAAAGGCGGTATTTGAACGGCTGCGAGATGGCGTTGGTCGTGGTGGCGCCGGTTGAAGTGTAGACTTTGACGGTAGCACCCGCCGAGTCAGTGGTCATCGCACCCCAGAAGCACAGGAACGATACCCACTGTGCGTTCTTGATTTTTACATGCGCGGTTTCAAGGTCGGCGTCGGTAGTGGCCGCCGGAGCGCGCACAGGTACTATTTGTAGCTTTTCAGCATATTTAATTCCCATCGTTTACCTCCTATTAGGTTGTCGCTGCCAGAGCAACGAATGGGGAAATGGTGTTGGTGCCGTCGTATGCCGTGACTGCGGATGCCCAGATCGGCTGTCCATCAACACGATAAACGAAGCGGAAGGCGGTTTCGTCTTCCACGAATTTCACATGGATGCTGGATGCCGCCTGAATGCCACCCTTAGTAATCAGGACATACTGTGACGGGGATGCCAGTAGGATGTCGCCCACCGTGCCCAGGTTCGGGTTGTACTCGGTTTCAATCACCGGGCGCCCAAACAGTGAACCGTAAGGCGATGCGCTAAATCCACCTGGGGGGACGTAAACCGGAGTATCGCCAACAGTCATCTGGTACAACTGGGGCATCACGGCTGCGTTAACGAACCACACATAATCCTGCGGCCCTAAATAGCGCCGTGCCCACATGCCGCCAATGTCCGCTGCGGTTATTTTACTGGCGTCGGTGCGTGTTGCCTGGATCAGCGCCGATGATTGCAAGATGCCCAGAGGGGATGCAGCGCTCGATCCGTTGATGATGGCCGCCTCGACCTGGAAGCGCAATTCATCAGGAACGTTGCGGGTAATCCAGTCCTCAAGCGCCGATGCGTCGTCCAGCAGCTCGTCGGTGGCATACACCAGTGCAGCCACTTTCTTGAGCTTCAGGTCAATGTTGCGGAACTTGGGTTTGCTAGCGGTTTTGGTGTCAGCCTCGGCCATCCAGTAGCCACGAACGCCGCCCATACGGGAACCGTCCGCCCGTGAAGTTTCATCAACTGCACGCAGGGTCAGCCCGTTACCGGAAACGGTGATGGGGGTGAATTGTGAAAGCACATTGCCAACGCTCCACATATTCTCATAGATGCCGGCGGCGATGTCGGGTGTCACCAGGAACCCACCCTCGGAAGGGATGGCCTCATTCAACCCGGTGGCCTTCAAGGGGTTCAGTCGTTTGTCACGAAAGCCCCGATCCCACATGGCAACGGCTTTGAAGAACTCAGTAGGCTCGAAGGGATTTTCGCGCAGGGCTTTGTCGCTCTCATCTTCGACCACCTGCACACCAGCCTTCACCTCTGGTTCTTTCATCAGTTTGACCGCCTCAAGTGCGGCCTGTTTAATTAAGGCTTCGTAGTCAATTGGTTCTTGCTTGACTTCGGCCTTTACTTCATCAGTCATTTCGACCTCCTTAATGGTCTCAGGTTCCCTTTCGGGTTCCCGTTCAATGTCATATAGTGATTTCACGGAGACTGCTGCGTTGCGCGGCTCGGCTGGCGTTGGCGTCAGTGATGCCTCAGCGATTGGCCAGCTCGTGATGTGCCATGACTTCCCAACCTGTTCGCGTTCTACCAGATGACCAGCAGCCCCAGATGACCAGCCAAGCTTTCCAGCCTCCGCCAGTTCCATCAGGCCGCGCTCGTATTCATCCCGCATCTCAAGCTGTGCCTCAAGCCAAATGCCAACGTCCTGATATTCAACGCTAGCCCGCCCGATGCGCTTGCTTTTGAAGTGGGGGTCATACCCATGCTGATAGTAAACAGGTAAACGCGATCCGGGTTCAACGCCCAGGTCGCTGTCTTTTGTGAAGAAGTCGCCCACCAGGTCGGGGTCTCGCTCGGTGCTAAAGCGCACCAGGTAGCCGCCGACCTTGCCTTCGCCTAACACTTTCACAGCGTCACCGAAGTAGATTAGGTTTTCTTTTTCCATACACGTCCTCCGTGTGTTAATACAAATAAAGCCAGAAACAATTAGCACGCCATTCGTGCTTGTTCTGACTTCGTAGCCCTACGACCGTCAAGGTTCGCTTAGTCCCGGTGCCCACCGGCCGCCAAACAACCTCTATTCAGTTGTTAGTAATATCTTATCACAAAGCCTGTACAATTGTCAAGTGATCGTGCGATATTTTAAGATTACAGACCAAGTTTCCTGATGGCGTTCTTCACGCCCGCATCGGCCCGCCGGACGATCTGATCCATGCGCTCTTTGAGGGTATCACCAAGCCGCTTCCAACCTATCTTTTGAGGCATCCTGGCCTGCTCATTATCATCTACCAGGTAGGGGCCGTAAGGTGTGGGGTTGACAATTAACGAATTGCGCCCATAGCCCAACACATCCCAGCTTTGTGCAAACTGCTGGCTGCGGTTTGGTACGCCGGGCCTGATCGTGCCCTCACGGATGCGCGCCATGACATACTTGCGCTGTTTATCTGAGAACCAGCCGCCGTAGGCGTCTTTGAATGTCACATGCGCATAAGGCGGGTACTGCTTCATCACGTTCAGTAAATATTCGTTAACCGCTTCAATTGCCTCATCTTGCACCTCTTCGGGCAGGGCCGCCAGTTTATCAATTAATTCCTCAAGGCCGGAAACCTCAATACCAACAAAATCACTCATTGCGCCTCGCCTCCGGCCATTTCCAGGGGTTCCAGGTGTTGCTACGCTCAACACAATCGTCACAGTGCTCGGCCTCGCCCAGCATCCAGTAAGCGTCCACGCCCCAAGCCAATTTCTCAATACGCCATTCGCATTTGCAATTCGTCAGACATTGTGTTGATCCATCGCCAGGGTAGGCCGGCAAGTCAAAGCCTAAGTCACGGGTAAGCGCCTTCCATAACGCCTCATTAGCGCTGTTGATATACATGGCAAAGCGGGCAATCGCCTGGCGCGGTGAGATCTCGCCGCGTGCAATCTGGCCCATCATGTTGCGCAGATATTTGTACTGCTCTTTGACCATCGCACCGATCCGGCCCCAGTCGCGGTGTGATAGGTTGTTACGCCCGCCCGCGCCCATCGCGTACATGTCAATATAGGTGTCTTTGATAATTAGCTTTGATGCCGTCTGAAATTCCACAAAGCCGATCTCTCGGTTGCTGTATTGCAGAGTTAGGTTTTCAAGCCTCAGCTTCTGCTGATTCATGAAGACCTCGCGCAACTCTTGCATCTGGGTGACGCCCACAAAGCGCCCGTCAGACCCCCGATAACGCTGGACGCTATCATCCCAGTACCATAACAGGTTACTCGGCATCTTCGTCTACCTCGATCTCGGCATCCAGCAGCCCGGCATAATCGGGCATCAGGCGATCCCATTCAGCAACCGCCCGGTCAATATCCGCCTCGGTCACTTCCCAGTCATCCCAGTTAGCATCGCTGTCAATGAACGCCTCGATAGGCTCGAATTTCATATATGTGCCGACCCCATCCTCAACGATCTTGGCTGCCGGCCCCTCCAGGTACGGGATTATCTCAGGGTATTGTTCAATGGCGGCCTTTAGCGCCTTTAGCACAAGCTCATCTATCGGTTGATCGTGTCCGCAGTCGCAACCATGGCTCACTCCACCACCTCCAGTTTGCTAACAGCCAGGCTCAAAGCTTCGGCCAGTTCTTTGATCGGGTCTTCGTCACGTGCGCTCATCTGGAACACCCGTTCTATATCGGCACGACTTCGGCAACCCGGCAACTGCTCACGGATCGCCGATGCCACGCTCTCCGGCAGCGACTTGCACACGAACGGGAAGTCCAGCGGCTCGTTACGCTTTAGCTTGCGGTAAGCAAACGATTGCCATAACTCAAGCTCTCGCAACTGGTCAATAGTCAACAGGGTGGGCGCCTCATCCAACATCTTGCCCTCCCTGACGGGTTCGGCGCCTTCGGGTGACACCTCCTCCTCGGCAAGTTCGCCTTCACCGCCCGCCATTTGTCGGGTAGAGGGTATAAGGAACATATTGTCTAATTCTTCAACCTTAATATTCGGTGGCATATCCAGCCCGACCAGCTGGGCGGCGATGCTCGGTTTCATGCCCGATAGTACATAAGCCCGGTAAGCGCCAGCCCGCTCTCGCTCCTCCTCCGTTCCGGTGTTGGTGATCTCCGGCCTGAATTCGATATGATACCCCAGCGGTGCAAACAACTGCTGATTCATTGCATCGCCCATAAACGTCACCCAGGGGATCACGCTATGCCGGAACCATAGGCGGTACTCGATATCAGCCGTGGCATAATTAGCGCTGTTGGCCACCAGCAAGGAGAGCGGGACACCCATCGCCATCGCAATGTCAGCCAGCTTCTCATCGTGCATTTTGCTATCGCGCAAGTTCTCAATACCCTCACCGATAACATGCGGCTCGATAGCCTCCGCATTGAACACCTTGCCCAGGTACTTGTACATCCCCCTAACAACCTTATCCCAGATGTTCTCGATCTTCTCCCTGTCCTCGCGTGAGGGCACGCCCTTGACCATCAGCATCGTGGGCCTGATCCCGCCCCGCTTAAAAAAGCTCTCGACAAAATAATCCGAATTGTACAGCACGCCAGCCGCCGCCATCAGCGCTTGAAATTCAGTGTTCTTCGATGGTAACAACTCGGTGGTGTGATCTAGTCGCCATAGCCAGCGGATGGGCATATTATCCCAATCCGTGTACCTGGTGGTCGTGCCGTTGATGGATCGCTCAAAGCCCAGTAGATCGCCGGTCTGCTTATCTTGCAGCGGTGTGATGGTAGTCGGCACGATATATTTTAGCTGGAAGCCCTCCAGCCGCCGCCCGGCCATGAAGCCATAAGCGCTGTTGGTCATGAACAGCGATAAGCGCCATAGCCGGAACAGTTCACGCGGGTTAGGTAGGAAGCCCACCACGTTTTTCCAATCATCGCTGGTGTCGATCTCATCACCCCGCTCATTGAGGATCGCAAAGGGCATGTTTGCCACCGCATCAGCACTCATGTTCGCCACCCTAAACACGGCTGCCACTCGCGCATACAGGTCATTATCTACCATGTCAGGTGCGCCAGAAATCCAATCCCAGGCGTCATCCGGGTACTGTGGGAGCGTGATGTTTTTTATCTCCCGCCCGTCGGTTGCTAAATATAGCGTCTTTGGCATAATGCCTCCTATGATACCAGCCAGTGCGAACCGTCGGCGGCCCTGAGCATCAAAGCCCGTGCCATAACGGTGTCGTCGTGCATCCCACTTGGTGCGCTATAAGTAGAGCGCCCGGTCACATCGTTGATCTTCACCTCGTAAGCCTCAAGCTCACCCGTCCACACCGGATCAGACTGGAATTGCCATTCGGCACGCTGTAAAGCAAGCGCCAGGTTCTCGATCAGCGGCGGCTTGCTGGATGCCGTCGTCGTGAAGCCCACCACTGGCAGCCCCTCACGCACAAGGCTCTCGAAGTTAGGTTCGCCGATGCTGTTCAATTCAACCATCACCCTGGATACACTGTAACGCTGGCATAGCTCAACTAGCCGCGCCCGCTGGAAAGTGTAATCAATCTGGTTGAAGCGATCACGAGCAACCTCCACACGCCCGNCAATCACGGCAGCCGATGCTGATCGCCGTGTAATCGTTGGACTTGCCCCAGTCCACCCCGGCCATGAGCTGATGCCCATCGTGATCACCCGCCGGATCAGGTGCACCCAGACAGGCGTTGATGTTACGAAATACCGCACCTTCACCCTCAAGGAACTCGGCCAGGATTTCCTGCTTATAAGATGCCTCGGTCATGTCCTTGGTGATCTCGTCAAGTGCCTCACGTGACAGGTGCGGATTGTCATAACTGGTAAAGTGCCACGCAGCCCATCTGCCCTCGGTGTCGCTTGCCGCCTTTTGGTACAGGTGAAAGAAGTGGTTGCGCCGCTTGGGTGTGCCAATAAAGATAGCGTCGCCGTCGTTGTCCAGCAGCATTGGTGCACCCACCTCATCCCAGGCGTTCGGCTCCATGTCGGCATATTCGTCAAGGATTAGCAGATCGGCATAATCACCGCGTAAAGTGTCGGCATCCCAGGCGGTCTTACAACGGATACGCCCACCATCGGGCAGATCAACCATGCGACGGGTTTCATTCTTTTTGGCAAGGCCGGCAACCAGTAAATCGGCATAGTATTTTTTGACGGTTTCCCAAAATGCGTCGGTCTGCTCTTGTGTGGGGGCTGCCTCAAGGATGCGACGCTTTTCTTTTAGCGCAAGTTTGGCAGCGAGGATAGCCACGCCAGTGGTCTTGCCGCCACGCCGCCCGGCAACAATCACCTTGCGCTTGGCGGGGGAATTGATAAAATCCGCTTGTATAGGGGACGCCTTTGGGATCGCGACATCAATCGTTGTCGTCAACATCCTGCTCCACTTCAATTATGCGGATTGTCACCTCGCCTGATTGGTTGGTGTTCTGGTCAATATTCACGGTAGGCTTTCCGATAAGCCATTCAAGTATTTCGGTTGATACCCTTTGTCTTATAGCCTCATTGCGTGAATCTAATCCTTTTCCCTTGACCTCAATAGCCTTTAATCCAAGCTCCTGCATTTTCATCATTATGCTGATATTGACTTCTGTATCAAGTCGCCTCGCAAGCTCGTTGAGATAGTCGCGGCGCTCTTTATCCCATGTATAAAATGTTGTTTTACTAAATCCCGCGTTTTCCCAACCCTCTTTATCAGTCTTTACCTGACTTCTCTGAATGACATAAGAACGCTCAAGATCGTTTTCTATTTTGTTTATTTCGTTCCGCAAACTGTTCATAAAATCCCGAATCAAGGTAAAGTATCGGTCAAGTTAAGGCAATAAAAGGGCAAAATAAGTACATTATTGGTTTTCCGCCTCCATCCGCTTCCAATCCTCTGCGTCAAACACCAGCACCATCAAGTATCGCTTGTCTGCTTTGGCTTGCCCCAATGGTGTCATAAACTGAATAGCATCTTCGCCTGCCTCAAACTCGAACCTGGGTGAACCATCAGCCATAGATTTTATGTTGCTTACGCCACCCTCAAACATCGCCAGCGGATCAGGTGTACTGTTCATAATTCCCTTCAGTGGGGCGGGTTCGCAAGCCGGGTGAAAGGAGTAAAGCCCCGCCCGCCCCACCATGCAAAGGAGACTGCCCCATGTCAGCCTTCCAGTTTATCGTCAATNAGTTCNTGCCATTCCTCGATCTGCTCAACCCGGTTGAAGGTNTCNCAGGTTTGGATTTCCAGCACCCGNATGCGATCCTCAAGNTTGNGCAATTCNCTGAAAAGCACAGTCAGTATTGNGGGCATCTTATCGGGAAACGGCTGGCTATCCATCGCAATCGTTCAGCTTGTTAAGCCGCTCTTCAAGGCTCTTAACGCGCTCGGTTAATTTGCGGTTAGTTTCCATCAGGCGCTCGTTTTGCGTCTTCAGGCGCTTCAGCTCTGCTTGCAATTGTTTAATTTCGTTGTCTTGTTCAGCGATGATAGCCTCCCTTTGGCCGAGTTCCGCTTCAAGTTTAGCAACACGCGTCTCAAGGCGCTTCAGCTCAGTCGTCCACAGTTCTTGCAGGACTTTTGTCGTATCGGCTTTATTTTTGCTGCGCCCGAACAGACCAGAGATGAGAGAAGTGAGCGCCGATGATCCTACGGCGACGATTATGAGTGCTGCCCAATCCATGTTAGTCTACCTGGTGAAACGCTTTGTAGATACCTGTGGCCACCAATCCTACGGCCAGCCCGTAAACCACGCCCTCAAAAATAAAGTTGAAGTTCCAGACTATGGGATCGGCCAAATAAACATGATAGCCAAAACCGGCAGCGACGCCCAGGCAAATGGCAAATATCTCAACGCCAACGCCCGACCATCCGATTTTTTCTTTCACATATTGAACCAAACCCATAACGACCAATATAAGCGGTATTCCCCCAACCAATGCACCTGTCAAATCTAATGTCATAGTTTATCCTCCGTTGTGATACAGTCCGTCTTCTATCCATTGTAGCAGAAATGTATAAGCCTTGTCAAGCGTTTTATCTTAAAATGTCAGGGAGATTTATCCCCCGCCGCGTTGCACAGGGCAATCAACACCAGGGTTGCGATCATGCCTGCGAAAAATCCTATCGTAAATCCTAACCAGAACATAGTGCCTCCTATATCATCACGCTCTTTATCATCTCAATCGCCGTGCCATCCTCAATCATGTCACGGGTGAAGCGCAGGACAAGCCAACCGCCAAGAGCGGCCAAATTATATTTGATACAATCCGCTTGGTACCCTCGACCAGACGTGTGACGTGATTTTGCCCACGTGCCACCCTCGCACTCCACCGCCACCTGCAAATCAGGCCA